GATTTCGGCGAAATATCTCCCACACAGCCCAGACATGGATCAGGACGCCGACCGTCAACAGCAGAAGAAGCAGGATGTCTACCAATGTCGGATCGTGTTGGCAATAATAAAACCGCAGGTCACGACGTGTATTACCACCCACGAAGTCTTGAGAGCCAGAGCTATCCTGGCTTCACGCAGCGTGAGGATGGGTATCCGGGGGCGATCTTGATCGTTGGTTCCCATTACATGCCCAGTGGCACGCGCCCAGATGCGTTCAACGGTGTTCAATGGAACTGCTCTTCTTCGGTTGAACCTTTGAGTGCCTGTGTTGATGCATCGGCTTCGATGGTGGTGGTGACTCGGTCAAAGTATCCGGTGCCAACTTCACGCTGATGTCGTACCGCCTCAAATCCCAGACTCTGGTTCGCAAACTCACGTTCTTGCAGATCTACAAAAGCCGTCATGCCGGATCTTGCATAGCCATGTGCCAGTTCGAACATGCTGTTGTTGAGACTGTGGAAGCCGGCCAATGTTATGAATTGGAATCGATAGCCCATGGCGCCGAGTTCACGCTGAAACCTAGCTATCTCATCATCTGTGAGTCGTTTTTTCCAGTTGAAGCTGGGCGAGCAGTTGTAGGCCAGCATCTGATCAGGATACTGTTCGCGGATACCTTCGGCGAACTGTTTCGCAAACTCAAGATCAGGCACGCCAGTCTCACACCAGATGAGATCGGCATAGGGCGCATAGGCCAGGCCACGAGCCAGTGCCTGCTCCAGGCCGTTGCGAGTACGATAGAATCCTTCTACGGTCCTCTCGCCCGTGATGAACTCCTGATCCCTTGGATCCACGTCACTAGTAACCAGACAGGCAGCTTCAGCGTCAGTACGAGCAAGCAGCACAGTAGGTACACCCATGACATCACTTGCCAGACGGGCTGCCACAAGTTTGTTAACAGCTTCTTGAGTTGATACAAGTACCTTCCCTCCCATGTGACCACATTTTTTGGCCGAGGCCAATTGATCTTCAAAGTGCACACCGGCAGCGCCGGCTTCAATCATGGCTTTCATGAGTTCGAACGCATTGAGCACACCGCCAAATCCGGCTTCGGCATCGGCCACGATGGGTGCAAAGAAGTCGATGCCATCCATGCCCTCGCTCCATTGTACCTGATCTGCCCGCCTGAATGTGTTGTTGATCCTACGCACCACAGCTGGCACAGAGTTGGCTGGATATAGGCTCTGATCTGGATACATCTCCCCGGCCAGATTGGCATCTCCGGCCACCTGCCAACCCGAAAGGTAAATGGCTTTCAGGCCGGCCTTGACCTGCTGCAGGGCCTGCATACCAGTGAGCGCACCCAGAGTATGCACATAGTCTTGAGTGTTGAGCAGGCGCCATAATTTGCGTGCCTGTTGTTGGGCAAAGGGCTGGTCTGGTACCTGCGATCCTTGAAGATTCACTACCTGTTCAGCTGTGTAATTCCGCGTGATACCACGCCAGCGTGCATCGGTCGCCCACGAATTCTTCAGTGAAATAACACGTGATTCAAATCCTGATCTTGCCATTTCTAATATTCTCCTGATGACCTATTTATTGCCCTGCAAGATATCATTGGGCAAAATCTCAAATGGTGTAAATACTGCAAAGGAGAAATCTCATGGATCCAATTATTTTAATCATCGGCGCAGTCGTAGTAGCTGTAGGTGCTGTAGTTTTTGTGAATCGGCGCAAAGGTATTGATGTCAATCAAGACAGTCGAGTTGATGTCCAAGACCTCACACAAGCAGTATCCAACACAGTAGACACAGTCAAGCAGGTCATGGATGTCAACAAAGATGGCAAACTCGACAGCGAAGATGCAAAAGCTGTGGTCAATAAAACCAAAGCTGCTGCCAAGCGCACAGTTGCCAAAGCCCGGACAACAAATCAACGAAAATCCACGACCAAAAAACCCGCTAAATGATGTCAGAAGCCCAGGACACGTCTCTCAAGTGTCACTTGGCAGAATACGGTCTGGGGGTTACCAATTCAGGTACTCTGGCTCCCTGCTGTCAATGGCACCCTCACCTGGTGGGCAAGGAATATTATGCCACTTGGCAAGACACTGAACGGTTCAATCGCGAAATAAGACCAAAAATATTGGCGGATCTCAATGCTGGCATCAAACATCCAGGATGCCAACACTGTTGGCAAGAAGAACAATACGGTCACAAGAGTCTACGGTTGGACTGGAACTCTAGAGTTCCTGCTTCTGAGCTGGAAAAAGCCAAGCAAGGCACAGACTATGTGCTTGACATCGAGCTCAGTCTCGGTAATCTATGTAATCTACGCTGTATGATGTGTGGTCCTTATGCCAGCAGTCTCTGGGCCACTACTTTTGACAAAAATCAAGAACAGTTGGTAAAATGGCAGCATTCGGTACGTGGTCGTGCAAATTGGTGGGAAGAGCCAGGTTTCATGGATTGGTTGAGATCCAATCTAACCACTGCTCTAAGAATAGATATCACAGGCGGCGAACCATTGATCATTCCACAGACCGAAGAAATATTGGAAATGATTGTGGAGATTGGTAGGGCCGACGATATCGCATTGCAATTCAACAGCAATTTTACCAAAGTCAGTGATCGCATACTTAGGAGTATTGGACAAATCAAACATACAAGTATTGCCATCAGTCTTGAAGGTACAGGTACAATGAATGATTATGTGCGCTATCCCAGTCGTTGGTCGGAGATAGAATCAAATGTGCAACGAGTCAAACGCGATGCTCCAAATGTAGATCTCTGTGTTAATCACACCTTACAGCATGCCAGCGTGTATTCTTTGCCTGCTTTGATCGAATGGAGTCATTGCAATAACCTTATGTTGCATTTGACCACAGTTCAAGGCTATCCACATCTGGGTATCAACGGTGCGCCACCCAAAGATTTCAAAAGAATGGTAGACTGGGCAGAGCGATACCAGTGGCCCGAACAACCTTGGCTGAAATCCAAGGCAGTGAAAGAATATATTTTGGGGCTGCGTGACATAAGATTTGATCACCAAGTCTATCAATCTTATAGAGATTACATCAAAGTCATTGACCAATTAAACAGCATGAGCTACGATGAAATATTCCAGCCCAGTTCAATTTCGTGACAGATTTCATGCCTGATATATCATACGGCCTAGTCCCACCAGATCGATAGTCACCAACAGCAAGTAATTGGCCAGCATGCCAAAGCTCTGACGTGTCCAAGCTGCCCAGGCATAGATGGCACATCCTATGATGAAAAAAGGATAGATCCAGATCAAGGGCGGCGTGGGCACCGTGGCTGCCATCACTAGACTGCATCCGATGCTCATGGCCCAGGCCAACACTTCGAGACTGAATCTCATGGGCCAGCTTTGGAAGTCTTCGCGTATCCAGACCAGCGTGGGCTGGAACAATTCAATCATCTTGATTTATTTTTTTGGTAGGTTTGGTTGCGACAAAGGATCTGGCGCAGCTACCGGATGTCGTGCGCAGGCACTGCTAGCTCCTTGACCGGCCTCGGTTAAAAATTTGGTGCCTTTGGCTATCTGGCCTATAGGACAGCTACATGTGGCAGTGACCGTACCATTGGTGGGGTGCTTGTCATACCTACACATCATGCCCCAACAGTTGGCAGATTCCTGGGCCAACTCTCCCGGGCAGGCTTGGGCTTTTGCCCGCGTCTTGGATGGAGGCACACGCAGGAAATCATTGGCTTCCTGCGGATAATGGAATCCCTCCACCAGCCTAGGAGCAAACAAGCTCCAGACTTGGGTGGTAGGATCAACCACATCACAGGTACCTTTCATGACTCCGGCGCTGAGATCAGCTATGCTGGGTCCTTCCAACACTGGACATTGGCATACCACTTCGGGATAGGTGACTCCGTCGTTGGTGGTGATGGTGCGTCCGGTCTTGGTACAGGTGCTGGCAGCACATAAAGCATACTTGCCCTGGCAAACGGTCAGTGCAGATGTCTGTGCTTGAGCTACAGTGGCAACAAGTACGACCAGAGCGGCTGTGAAAATTTTGATGTTCATGACGATTCCTTTGAATTTTAAGTTTGAAACGACACCCTAGAGTGTATGAGAGGCTACTTGTCTAAGAGTGTGGCAGCAAAAGCATCACGGGCGAGATTCTTACCTTTGCTTTCGCACTGGATGTCAAATTCTTCGGAGAAAGTGACAGCCCACTCATTCACAGCACGATTCCAGTAAAAGTCCGAATGCGCACGCAGTTTGGCTTTTTTGTAACCTTTACTTAGCAGATCGGCCATGTCAGGTAATACATTTGCATCATGACCGACGAATAGGTCTTCACGGCTGACACTGTAATGTATGACAGGCCTGCGAGCGCCACGCCAGCTGTCACGTATCCGTTTAACACGGTCATCTTGGGGAGAAATGTATTCACCGGTCCTGATCCAATGATGATGGATATCTAGAACAAGCGCCAGGTCATCAGCGAGTTCAAGACTGGCATCGATGCCCCAGGACATTTCGTCGTTTTCGATAGTGATGCAATTGCGGGCTTCGGCACTGAGTCGTGGCAAGGCGGCTCGAATACCTGCAGGACCTTGGCGTCCAGATATGTGAACATTGATCTTGAAATCTTGGAACGTTTTTCCATAACCCATCCACCGCGCCATGTCGGCATGATATTCAAACTCCTCTATGCTCCTATTTACTATGTCTTCGTTGTCAGACGCCAACACGCAGAACTGTCCGGGATGGAACGACAGTCGCACACCAAGTCTGCGGGCAGCCTCGCCCACGGGAGCGAATATTCGTTCGCAATGATCTTGTATCTCCCGGCGTTGCCACCAGGCTTTCCAATCTCGCTCTGTGTAGCCTTGCAACATTTCCGATCCCAGTCGCACCATGCGGAATTCTGGACGCAAGGCTCCCACGGCTTCCACCATCCGGAGGGCAGCGGCTGCGTTGTGATTCATGATGTCCCACTGGCGTTGTTCGGCTTCTTCGCGATGTTCGCGCAGCCAGCGCATGGTGGTTGAGCGGCCATTGAGTTCGCGGTTGGCAGCATTGACCTTCATTCCTCTGCATTCCGAGGGATCGGTCAACCATTTGCAACAAAAGCCGATTCGACGCATGATTGTTATCTCAGGATTGATCAGAAAATAATTTTAACACATTTGACAACGAATCACAAGTGAAATTGGCAAGAGATCCAAAACTGGCATCAGTGTCCGACGGCGGATCAATCAGCACCCATTGTGTATGATCAAAACCACGTATCAAGCTCAGGATGATACCATATCTGTTTTTGACCATACGATCTTTGATGGTATCCCCGCTGGATTCAGGTGTAGATAGATCAAATCCGAACAAGAGCACGATGTCTGAGTTGGCAGCAGCCAGATTCATGGCTATCACATCGTCGATGTCTTTGGCTTCCATCCAATTGGGACTGTCGTACAGGTTTACATCGTTGGGTCTTCCTAGATCGGTGTAGAGAGTGCGTGGAATGTAAAGATTGGAATGAAGTTGTATTTTTCTTTCCAGCATCAATTTACATGCACTGACACCGCTGGCTACCACATTATCGGTTTTCCATGATCGCCAGGTGTTGTGTGCTCCCCAGATTGGCCCTATGTGTTTGATGTCGTTGAGCTCAAAGTTGTCTGGACGTTGACTGCCACTGGCCACGATCCACACAGTTTTCATTGTTCAACAACCTTGAGAGATTTCCATTTATACCCACCCAAGCACGTCCAAGCAAAAGGCTGTCCTGGTTTGGGATCGCTGTTGAACAGTATATCTCCGCGAGTGCCGCTGTGCCCCGGAGTGTGATCAGTGAATCCCAGGCAGAAACGGTCTACTGTGATATTTTGATCAAAACTCACTTGACCATCTTCGTTGATACGGATCGATGGTCGGCGATTGATACCGATAGACAGGGTTTGTCTACGGCCGGTGCCCAAGAACGCTCCATCCTTGCTGTGCTTGCCCAACAACAAGTTGACTTCCTCGTCCCAGATACTCAACGCCATTTCAGGATCTTTGGTATTGATACCCACGCGTTTGCTGGATATTTGCATGACGCCAGACAGCGAAGATTCTCCTGACACAGTGAGCTTTTCCAGCACGCCCACTGTTGCAAGATTGCTGTGTGTGATATGCGATCCCAGGGTGGCGTCTTTGACCAACTGCTGCCCCCCAACAGTAACTGAATCAAAGTCAATGCCTTGTGTTTTTGCCAGGGCCAGCACCTGAGATATCAAAGTTTCTCGCCAGGTTTGATCTATGTGATTGTTAACACGTTCAGCTACAGCATCTTGTAATTTTTGCCAGGCACGATTGTCAAGGTTGATATCACCACGCACCGCGAGATCTTTGACACGCAAGCAGCCGCCGACTTCGGCATCCATCTCCACATTGGCAGAAACACTGCTCAAAGCAGTGTTGATTACCACTGCTTCATCCATGATCACCATCTGTGTGCGGCTGGCACGATCTGTGATACCTGCGCTGTTGAAATTCTCAACCAACTTGTAGCGCCAGCTTTCCAAAGCTGCATCGATTTGATCCCGGATCATGGTCTGTAGATCGATGTTGCTGATGCGACCTACCAATTTTTGGCTAACTTGTTGTTGTGCTCGTTGTTCAACCTGGATCAACCAATCAGGGTCAAGAACCAGATCGTCCACTGTTTTTAAGATAATGGGTGTGATTGTGTTTTGTACCGCAGAATTCACCGCGGTCTTGACCACATCATTGAAATCGAGTTCAGCCATGATTTCTCCTTAGATCCAATGTCACACAATGGAATCCACCGCCCAGCGTGCGTGAATGGCTGAGTTGCATAGGAATCACTGTGAATCTATGCTGCTCAAGTTGTCTAATTAGATCTGTTTGCAAGACATCCACTATGACACACTGTGGGTCCACAGCCAGCATGTTCATGCCAATCCATTTGCTGGCATAAGGATAATCATGGAACGGCTGTGCCACAACATCATCTACCCATATCTTGGTCCATCCTTCAAAGACCTGCGGACAATTGGATTCATTGACACGTTGTGCATTGAGAACCACAACCCCGTCGCGTATGGCAGACACTGTGCTGTCTATGTGGGTGCCTCCATAAAAATCGCAGACTTCAATCTGATATTCTGGAAGTTGATCGGTCAACCATTTGATCGCAGAATCTGAACCACTGGAGCTGCGCAGAATCAACAGTGTATCATTGATTCTGCAAACATTTGCAGCATCCAATACCATCCCGGTATCATCAGTGGGCATAGTGATTACACGATCGGCTCTTTCGATGACAAAATCCAGACAATCGATCTCTTGATTGCGGCATGGCATCATCATGTTAGGTACCACTACTGTGTTGTCCAAGATCAACAACCTATCTCTGGGACAGTAATTATAAAGTCCATCAGTTGCACTGAAGTCTTTGGTCCGGGGACGCTGCACGGTTATGTCCAGACCTTCCAGCACTTTGGCTAGCTCGTCCAACTCACGTTGTGCAGTGAGTATCACATCATTGTTGATCCGGCCCTGTGGTATTGGCGTTTCTTTCCAGGCAGTTTCTACTTTCAATAAATCAGTGGGCCAAAAAGCGCCGACCGCGGAACCTACCACTATTTCCTGTAAAGGATCCCATTCATTGCGTGAGCATATCATTCAACCACTCCTGTGATTTGCAAGGTATATCGATTGGTGTGACCCATGTTGGCTGCCAGATGTGGGCAATCGCCGTGCCAATAAAAAACATCCCCGGCCTTCCAAGGCACCTGGACAGTGTTGGCCAATTCAAAATAATGCCCACTCTGCCAATCCTCTAACATGACCAGATATCTTCTTATGTTCATAATATCGTCGATGTCGTGTAGTTCACAGAATTTTTTATAGGTATCACTGTGTTGCGGTAACACTGTGCCCGGTGTCATCCGATACAAACTCCAACTGAAAAATTTCAATGGTAATTTTTGCTGGAAGGGCTTGACAAAGTCGGGTTGGGCATATCGCATATCGTAGAGATCGCCGGTGAATCTTTGGTTTTCGAATCCCAGATCCATCCATAGGCGTCGGGTCTCTGGATCATTGAAAGGTTCGTATCTGTATGGCAGATCGCGATACTCTGTGCTCCACCATGGCTGTACTTTGGTCTGTCCCCATACCGGATTATTGCTGTCTAGAATTGCCATAATGCAGGACCTTTATACCAGACATGTCCAAAGGCAGCCGTCGCCATGGGTCAACGATAACTGATCCCGGGCGTATTTCACAATATGGTCTGGTATCATCTTGTTCGCCGGTATATTCGTAGGTGATTTTACGATTGTGGGCCCAAAGGTACACAGCTGGCACCGACACATCTGCTACCACACCATCAGTGTCGTCGGCCAAGGGATCAAGATACAAAACATGGCGGCCAGATTTCTCCACATAGAATCCTACCAACGTAGAATAACTTCCTATGCAATATTCCACGTCTGGTTTATAGGCCTTGCCATGTATGACTATGGGTAGATTGCCATTTGCCTCACTGGTTTCAATGAGATAATGTGCGAGATTTTCAGCCTGCACCTCTCGAGCATGCATGATGGTATCAAACATGTCATAACCGATGTTGTATTCTTTGGCCAACCAACGCAGTGCGATGTTGTCTCGAGGATGGCATGCGCCTGCATCGCCCATGCCTGCGGTCATGTATTTGGGTCCCATGATCCGCATGGTGGATTGGGCCAAGGCATCTGTGACCACATCAACGTTGATGTTGCCGATGCGCATGGCAAAATCTTGTATCATGTTTGCCAGCCCTACCTTGGCGGATATGAAAGTGTTGTAGAAGATTTTGATGGCTTCACATTCATCCCAGGTTCCAACCACATATCGCGGATCGTTTTGCATTATGGTTTTGTAGAGCTCGATCAATTCTCCTGCCAGTGTGGTTCGGTCACCATCGCGGGTGCCAATCATGACCATTTCGGGATTGACCATGTCCCATTTCACTGATCCCATGGCTATGAGATAGGGATTGTACAGGAATTGATGTTGTTTATCCAATAAATCTATGAAATGCCGGCGAGTGGTTCCTGGCAACACTGTGGATATCAACACCACTTTTTTTGGCGAGTCAGCGAACTCGTTGATCTTGTGCAAGGCATCCTTGACTGCTGCATGTCCAAAATCCTTGGGCTCTTTGTGGCTTGAAGGCACAGAGCCATCATATCCAGATTCGTGTGGTGTAGGTACTGCTATAAAAATCCATTCGCTGTTGCGGATGGTTTGTTCTGGCGTGGTTATTTTTACGCTGTCACTGACACGTGGGTAGATATCATATCCACACACCTCATGCTTTTCGGCAAACACTTCGGCACAATCCATGCCTAGTTTACCTAATCCTATAAACCCTATTTTCATATACAATGATCTCCGTTTCAAGTTTTTTTACAAGATGATTCGATCTTGTGGGCCAGATCAACCTCAATGCATACCCATCGAAAATTTATCAGATCACTGTAGATTGTCTGAGTGGGTGTTATTGAAGAATAAAATGCTGTCAAGAACTTTGAGTTACACACCAATATTCTACGTAGATTATTTATTTTTCCAAGGACTGACATAAAAAAAACAAGTGCATGATCCGATCAAAAAAACCAACATTGATACCCTGCAGTAGTAGGCTGATAGATAGAATGATATTGTGAACGCTGCTAGGGTTGTTTGTCAATCACGTGTGTCCAGTCCGGCATATCGTGCTGGGTCAGATCTTCCAGGCGTTTCTTCATTATGGCGTAGTAACTGTCTACCTGGCAGGCCCATTTTCCAACCAGTTGTTCGAGGTATCCAGCTGCGTTTTTCCAGTTTTGGGTTTGATAACTCTCCAGCAATTTAGCGTGCAGCCCTCTCAGTGTGTCAACTTGCCATAGTTCAGTCATTGGCACAGTGGCTGGATCTAGCACGCACCATGATATCTTGACCTCATCGTTGATACGGAAGGTGTCTAATTCTAACAAGATATACCTTGCGGTCATTTCAGCTGCGTCTTCGCGGTTGGCAAATATAATGTTCATGTGGTTTCCATTTAAATAACTGTGATGCTGGCCTTTGACATAATATCAGATCTACACTTGTCTGTCAACGACAATTTTTGTTGGGAAGGTCAGGCCACTGCTCCTATTTGTTTGGTGCTGGGCGACATTTGCCGTGATCATCATCAACTGCATCAAGTATTGACCACTCTTAGATCCGAGTATGCCACAGTTTTATATATCGACGGCAACGAAGAACACAAAGATCTATGGCCTGATTTCCAGGCCAGTCACCAAAGTATCTGCCAGGTGTGCCGAGACTCGGATGTGGTCTATCTCTATGACAACATGGTTGTCATCAATGGAGTGGGATTTGTAGGTACCAACGGTTGGTGGACCTGGGATTTTGATACCGATATAGATCCACAACAGTTGTACCAATGGTTTGTTTCTACCTATCGATGTCACAGTGACGTGCCAGAACTGATCAGTCGCATGGCCGAGGTTGACACAGACTATCTTGGCAGTTGTGTGAGACGCGCCCAAACCATGCCAGATGTTAATAAACTGGTGCTGGCCACACACACTGTTCCCGTAGCAGATATCATACTCAATGACATCGACTTTGCAGGATCATACAAATGCAATGTGATGGGCAATTCACTGATGTTTGACGTACATGCCCTTGATACCGAGCACAAGATTTCACACTGGTGTTTTGGGCATTATCATGGATTGGTGGATCAATATATTGGCAACACAAGACTGATCAACAACTGTCGTGGTAGATCCGGCAGTGCACAATACAAGAGTGTCTACTTTCCACGACGTGTGGAAGTGTAGTCATCATCCAACTTCAGGCTCTAGACGTATCTGCAGAGGAAACCCATTGGCACGTGCAGCCAATGTGATTTCCACGCCCTTTTGTTCGGCAATTTCAAATGGCAGCACTGCTACCACAGCACTGCCAGTGTTATGTATGTCCTCGGTAATGACCAGGGCAGTATCAGTGGTGTAGGAAAAATAGGTTATCAGGCTGTCAATCACAAACTCAATACTGGTTTTGTTGTCATTGATGTAGACCACACGGAACATAGGCGGTTCCTGTAGTTCGAGATTGACAGCGATGTTGGTTTGGCTTGAAGTATCTGTGCTCATCGTTTATTCCCACATGGTGCAAGGGGCGGCGCCCCTTGCATTTGTTATTTACTAGATTGTACTAGTTCGCGTAGGTTATAGCGATCTGTTTGGGCTTTTGGCTTTCAGGAATCATTCGTTCCAGCTTGACGGTGAGTATTCCATCCTGCATAACCGCGTCTTTGACTTCGACATAATCGGCCAAGGCAAAGGTACGAGCCCAGTCTCTGTTGCTGATACCATGATGCAGATATTCGACCTCAGGATTTGCATCACTGGATCGGCGCCCCAGTACAGTGAGCATACCTTCGTGATACTTAACTTCAATCTCGCCCTTTAAAAATCCTGCGGCTGCTATACGGATCTCGTAATGATCGTCTTTGACTTTGACTATGTCATAGGGAGGATAGTTGCCGGAAGTGGCTGCGGTATCCAGTTGATTGACGATGCGATTAAAGAGGCTGTCTACTCCCACAGAGTTCCTGTAGAAGGGCGTGAGGTCAAACGAAGTGATTTTAGTCATGATGTCTTCTCCTTTGTTAAGCAAGTTGACTAACGTGTAGCCCGACCATCGGCACTACATGGTTATTTATACAGCGAATTCCGCTGGCTGTCAAGTTTGATTGGCGTTTTTGATCAGGTAATCGCTGTGATTCCAGGTCATGAAAAACAAGGTGAAGTGTTCAGAACAGTTGAGGCCCAGTCTCAGCCGGAGACCTTTGGCCACTTTGGTAGTGTAGGGCACGCTATGCGATCGTGCCCAATCGTTTATTTGTTCTTGCAGTGTGTCAAAATCATCGCTGGCGGTGAGTATGTCAAATTCAATGTACATCAGTACATGCGAGTTGGTAATTTTTGGCTTGAGACATACTTTTTCCAGCGTTGTTTGGCCTGGCTGCGTTTGGTTTTGCGACGGGTAGTGGGTTTTTGATATGTTTCTCGGTCACGCAGCTCCTGCAAAAGCCCACTGCTTTGTATCTTTTTCTTGAATTTGCGTAGTGCTTTGTCTATGTTGTCGCCAGTGACTAAAACTGATCGTCCGTAAAAATTCATTGGTCTCCTTGATTGATTTGATTAGGATTATTTACCAATGCATCATCCAATATAATCTGTTTGATCCCTTGTCGTTGGTATGTTTTGGCATGAAACATGTGTGGCAAGAGTGCTCTTTCAAGTTCGCTCTGTAGAGCACGTGCTCCGGTGTTGTATGTCATGGCCCTGTCCACTAGAGCATCAATCGCAGAGTCTTTGAGATTGAGATCAATGTGGTCCTGTGATAACAACCACTGGTATTGGGAAATCCAATTGTTTTTGATTGATGTCATGATAGCACGCAGATCATCTTTGGTCAGCTGTTCCAGACTGACTGTGACTGGGAAACGCCCTATCAGTTCAGGAATCAACCCAAACTTTACAAGATCATCCGCATTGAGGTCTCTGAGATGTGCCTGTGCTGCAGTGGAAATCCTACCGTTGAATCCTATATTGCTGCTGTATAACCTGTTGTGGATGATTGCTTCCAGACCAACAAAGGCACCGCCGGCAATGAACAAAATATCACTGGTGTCGATTTCTATGACATCCTGCTGTGGATGTTTGCGATTACCACGTGCAGGAAATCTGCACACAGTGCCTTCCACGAGTTTGAGCAGGGCCTGCTGTACGCCTTCGCCGCTGACATCTCTGGTTATGCTGCTGCTTTCGCTTTTGCGTGCTATTTTGTCAATTTCATCGATAAACACTATGCCTTTCTGTGTTTTTTCGATGTCCTCCCCACTGGCCATATAAAGACGGCTTATCATCATTTCCACATCGTCGCCGACATAGCCTGCTTCAGTGACACTGGTAGCATCCGCGATCACAAACGGTATATCCAGAAACCGACTAACAGATCTTGCAAGCAGGGTTTTGCCGCTGCCAGTGGGACCCAGCATCAGCACATTGGCTTTGTCTATCTCGGGTGCAGCCGCATCACGATGCAGTCTCTTGTAATGATTTATCACTGCCACGGCCAATGTTATCTTGGCACGATCCTGTCCAATCACATATTGATCAAGGAAATTTTTCAGTGCCTGCGGATCATCGCGATCCTGGGCAGATCCGTTGGATGGTTGATTTTGGATGGCAGGTGCGTCGACCAGTAATTCTCTACAGAGTTCCACACACTCGTTGCAGATTGCTGATTCTGATCCCACTATGAGCTTGGCGACTTGTTCTTTGTTCTTGCCACAAAAGTTACAGGATTCTTGTTCTTTGGCCATGCATCAATCCTGTTTGAGATGTCGTTCGATCTGCTCGCGCTCTCCATCAGTCAACATGTCAAACTCGTAGTTGCCCAGCGAAATCTGTTCGATCAGATGTGCGATATAGGCATCGTTGTAGGTATAGTTGTCAGTCATGTTTTTGTCTACATTGATCCATCGATCACCATTGAATTTGTAGAGTTCAGTAGGCACCTTGTCTATACGCACGAACAAATCTCCGCGTTGCGCCGAATCTGGCAAAGATCTTCCAAAATCAGCTTGGCGATGCAAACGAGAATCCTCGAGATACTGCAACCATGGTTCGTGGTCGATATAGCCCATGGCCAAGAGACGCCGTTGCTCTTTCAATGTTTTGCCAGGATTGTCTTGTTTCCATAATCTCTTGGCCTGCTTGAGTATCTGATCTTCATCTTCGTCGTCATCGTCAGACTCTTGCTGGAATTGTGTTGGATCATCAATCTTGGCTTGATCGTCGTTGGTGCTCTCAGCAAAAACTGCGGTTTCAATTTTTGGAGCGGCCACCATTGGTGCTAGATTTTGGAATCCGAAGCCGCCCTGATCAAGGTAGGCAGGTCTTGGAAGATCCACTGGCGGTACATGGGGCTCCACGGCGTCAAGCTCTGGTTCAGGGTCTCGAGGTGGATCTGGGTCAGTAACACGAACAACATCAGGCTCTGGGGGAACAATGGGATCATGGTCGGGATCCTTTCTTTGACTTTCTCGGTGCCATTTAAGGCTTTCGGTGGCTGCCAACAGCATCATTATAGCCAAGGGATCAAATACAGCCACCAGGATTATAATGACCCATCGCACTGCGCGTTCCAAGAGATTGGTATCAGGATTGTCTCCGTAGATCAAGGCAGCCACGTACTTGATGGGACCCACTTCGGCTTCGAGCCCACGTATTTCTTTGGCAATAGGGGCCCGCTCTTCTTGCAGAACTACTATGCGCTTCTGTGCCTCTTCAATGGTCTTGGTGAGAGCATCGCGATCCCGGGACTGGCTGCGGCGTACCTGCAGGGCCAGTTCTGCTGGTGAACGCACTATGGTCCTGCCATCCCCTAACTTGATCTCGCGGCTTTCGCCTTGCGCAATAATGCCATTCACAGTGTCATCCATCTGCCGGATAAGACTACGGCTGTTTTCTATCGTGGCACGTTCGTTGGCGATGCGCTCATCAAACAAGGCTATCTGGGAGGTTCGATCTCCGGTGGGTATGATCTGATCGATGTGTGCTTTGGAAAGGAACCCAAATATGCCCATGGAGGTGATGATCATGAGTACCACCACTGCTGGTACCAGGTATGCCTTCATGATCCATCGGCACTGGCGCCAATGTTCGTGCAACCATACAGTCACAGTCAGCTTGGCGATTTCTAGGATAGTGCCCATGATCACTATGGGCATGATGGCAGCTGAGAAGATGGCCGCCAGGCCAACTATGCTGTAAAAAGCAGCCACTGCCGAAAGACAGACGGCCACCAGGAACATTAGCCAGGTCAAGATCATAACAAGTTATTTATTGACCAAGGTGCGGGGTTCACCACGCACCTGTAGAGCCAGCTTTGTAGCTATCCAGGTACTCCAAGTAGGATCGGGCACTTCGAACCAGGCCTCCACGGCGTTGTCAAAATTGCGTTCCAGTCGGCGACGTATCTTGGGTTGAGTGCGCCATGTGGCGCCGAACCAGGCACGGCATTCCCGCATCACGGCATACCACTGTTCCGTGGTGGTCAGGCTCACATAGAATCGGTGCAGATCCGGGATCGTTGTTTCAAGTGGGCTGAGGGATTTTGACATAACCAGTTACCTTGTTAGAGATCTCCATATCAACGCTGTAACCTACCAGCTTTTACCGTGGCTGTCCTTTACAGGCCCACACCCGGACCGGTGCTATCAACACCGGTTTCGCCCGGGTTTTGACCTATGATTGTTGCACAGCCTATCATAGGTCAGGACGGTTCCACATCCTCAGAGACTTACAGGTCCTTGCCATGGTACCAACCGCAGTCAGCCCTGACCCCGCTCCCATCATGCCCCATCACTGCAATAGTATTTTATGAAGATATTGGTCGGAATTCAATCTTTATGGCGTGATTGCTGACGCTCCCACTCTTCCGCGCCTTCACATACACGCGCCACGACCAGGGCGACCAGAGCCCAGATACCCAAGCTCAATCCTTCCAGGTCATAGAACTGCATCACGGCCATGAGCATGGCCATCACATAGAGTCGTGTGCTGTGCTTCATCGCAGGGTCTGCAACAACACCGCAATCATAACAAGAGCTGAGATCACAAACAAAACAGGATTCACACCTTCGCCCCTGCTTCGAAATCTCTGAACCTCATGAATCGCGGGAATCTGAGGCTGTAGGTTCCGTCTTGATTTTGGGTGACTGCGTCAGCTTCGATCTCCACAATGTGGTCAAGCAGTAGATCCCTTGCCACCCAATACTGATCACGATCGCTATCACTGAAGCCGCTGCCAACATTGACCCGAATACGACGTCCATTGTCATCTCCTTCGCAGATTAGGGCTCCCAGACGTCCGGCATTCCTACCGGTGCCTTCTTCGAAGCCCACGATATTTAAGTCCACTGATATGGTGGGTTTCCACTTCATCCAAAAATCCGAACGCTTGCATTCGTAGGGCGCATCCAGACTCTTGATCATGATGCCTTCGTAGCCTTCAATTACTGCGGCTTCGGCAAATCGGCGCATGATGTCATGCCCCTCGGCGGTATCAAGATCCACTTCCATGCCCGGCATGATCTGTACGAGATCATTATTTTCAATGGCAGCCGCACGTGCGCGTTCGAGGCATTCAAGTCGCTTCTGTTGATTTGCATTCCAGTAACCGCGTTCGAAGTCATCCAAGGGAATAAAATCAAACACATGATACGTCATGCCCGCAGTTTCAGCATCGGTTTTGCGATGCGCCTGACGCATCAGCTTCTGGAATGATTCACCCACGATCTCACCGTCCAACACGAATCGGCCGCTGGTGCGTGTGCCATGTTCGAACAGGCCACGATTGGTACCCAGCCATGTGGCGATGTCACCGAAGTTTTCAAACACTTTGCCGTTGCGACTCATCAGGGTTACACTGGGACCATTAAACACAGCCAACACTCGTACACCGTCCAGCTTGACTTCCAGTCGTTTGCGACCTTTCAATTTGGTGGGTCGGTCTGTTGAATCCTGCGCCAACTGGCAGGCAAATACCGGAATGGCCCACTCGGAATTTTTGCACACCTTGTTGATGGTTTTTTCTGACACGCCACACCGCAGGTCTTTTATCAGCACACGCCGGGCCATGCCATTCCATTGTTCTGAATCAAATTCCTGCATGACCTCGTTGATAGCACGCTGGGCGTTGCCACCTGTCACAGAACGTGTACGCAGGCTTTCACACATGGCCCAGAATCGCGGCCACGGATTGGGTCTGTCTGTGAGGCCCGAGCTTTCGGGCACTTTCTTGACGCCGTACACAAAATAAGGGTTATAGGCCAGATAGCAGTTGTAGAGAAAACCCTGTGCTGATGCTGACCCTAGCCGAGCCGCCATGAGTGCTTTCTCGATCACGGTCTCTTTGTGTTTGCGGCTGTCCGAACTTTCTAGGTCGCGGATCCAGTCGGCCGCCATGTCTGCTCCCTCAAAGCGCGTCTCTGCGTAGTCAATCGCGGCTTCGTGATATTTACTGGTGCGGGTCATGCCCATATGTGGTCCTTGAATGATCCATTGCGTACAGTGTAACACAATGGGAATATTTGGTCAACCTTGCCCGATTTTGGTTATATCATTGATCGGAAAGTTGTGTGTCAAGTACCATGCCGGATTCCTGCATGCGTTGGATATTGAGTCCTTCTCGGAGACTGGCCACAACTGCTTGGCCGCTAAGACTAGATGTGTTGGCGATAGCTTCAATGAAAACATTGGCACCTATCTTGTTGGCATCCACTCCGTAGTCATGGAGATTGGTGGTCCAACTCATGGTGGCCTGTCGACTGTTTGATTGCAGGTTTCCGAAATCAAGCTCGGCCGCGATTTGATTTGTGCGTTGATCAATCAGACAGGTAATGATGACATCGAGATTGCTGCTCATGTTTTCTACATCATTGGGATATTGTGTGATCAGGGAAGAGATCGACGATGCTGCAGCCGGAATGAGGTTGGCAGTGAAAGAATCATCAAACGTGGAACTGCCATCCGGGGGTGTGCCGCCGGCAAAGAGATTGGCCAAAGTGATCGACATATTGGCATAGCTGTCTGTGATATCAATGAGTGCACCAGAACTTTGGAGATTGCCAATGATATTAGCCAGGTTTGCAAAAGCTCCTGTGATGCGGAATCCAGTAGCCACACCTATCACATCTACCAAAACAATGGTTCCATTGGCACCTGTGCCATTGCCAAGTGCGCTCTGGTATGCTGATGTGACTTCGGCAGGTACTGGTGTCACTAGATTTGCTAGTTCTCCCAATCCTGAATTGGTCTGTACTGATGCCATGGCAGATCCCAATTTCTCCAGTGTGGTATTGTCAATCTGTTTTACCTGAGCTAGACTTCGACTCAAGGCCTTGTTGGCCAAGGCCTGATCACTGGGGATGATCTTTTTCATGACATCATAGCTGTTGGTCGCACCCTCGCCGGCATAGGCAGTGATCGTGGCATCTGACACAGTGGATTCGAGATTCCAGTTCACGGCGCTGGCGCCTGTGGTTCCGGATTGAACATAAATCGTTGTTGGACCTTGTGCAGTAGGGCACACAAGATCGAGATAACTGCCGGGAAAAAGTAGTTTAGGGTCCAATAACTGTGCCATGTTCTCTACACCAGGTAAAGTCACACCCAAAACTGTTTTGACTGTGCTCAACACATCATCATTGATGCCACGCATGATCATGTAAGCACGTTTTTCGTCGGCAGCACTGAATTGATTCTGGCCGCGATCCAATGCCTGGATCGCGCGCGCTGGCAATCCTCCGGCCAACAACAACTCAGTGACACTGGGCAATGATCCTCCGGCCACTGAGCTGATCTGAGTCAACAGAGTGCTGGGTAAACCCAACATGTCCAATCTGGCAAGATCAATGAGTGCACCAAGATTGGCCAAATCTCTGCTCATGGCCTGGAGATTTCCAGTGACAAGATTGAGACCACCAGTGCTGATCGCATCCATTCCGCCGTTGGCAGGATTGAAAGTTTGCGCCAAGGTGGCAGCATTGCGACAACTGTTCAGTGTGGCGTTGGCCTGACTGATATAACCCACGCTCTGCATGAAAACCTGACAGAAACGACTGAGATCCGAATCCGCAATAATGGCAGTTTGATTTACCGATATCAAGTCACTCACAAACACCACATTCCCTATGTTGGCCACGTTTCCGGTATTGAAAATGAGATCAGCTGCTGTGTTACCAGCCGAAGGTTGATCAGCCAATGAGGGCAAAGCCGTGGCTGTGATATCATAGATACTGTTGTAGGTGCTTTCACTGATGTTCTCACTGAGATTGGCATCAAAGGTGGCGATGTATGCGTCTTCGAGCACAGTCACGATGTCAGATACCACTGTGATGTTGGCATAACTGTTGGCCGTGGAGACTGCTTGAGTATTCGCGGCCAGTGCCGGCCCAATGTTGGCCGGCGGATTGGACAAAAGACCGGCGCCGGCTATGGCCATGCTGGGAGAAAGTGCGCCCATGTCAGCCTCCTATAAACACATCACCGCTGCCCGATGACACTGAAGTACAGCCCGCAAACGCATCGCCCACACGCGCTGCGGCTCGGCCATTTATGAACACTGAGCTGCTGCCGCCCGCGATGCTACTGGTATGTGTTGGGCAAGGACTTCCTGGCCGCTTGTGAGCGCTGCTGGTGTCACCCTTGCGTGCTGCAGACTGGCCGTTGATGAACACATCACCGGATCCTGACGCGATGTTGAATCCCGAGCAATGCACCACTCCTGAATCACCTTTTCTAGCTGCTGCCGGCATGTTCTTTCTCCATCAATGTTGCAAGCCTATCATTCCAAGCATCTATTTCTCGATGTTGGTCTTTGTTGTGAGGCGGTGGCGGAATCTCTGGAGAAAATTCAATGACATGATCGAATCGATCAGGTATATCCTCGTATCTACTGTATGTCACGATCCGGTCCTGGATCATTATCCTGAACCGATGTGGCATCTATCCAGTGATTATCTGCTTGGTCACTGGTGCTATACCAGTAGTGGCTTGGATATAACTGTTTTGCACGTCTTCTCTTGGCTCGGCTACCATGGCCCAACTGTGGGTATTTATCCGCACATTTTTATCCATCTTTGCACTGAACAGGCTAGGCATGAGCTGCAGCCCTTGTGGTCCCAGCACTGCACTTATGGGCTGGGAGATCAGCAAGCTGTCGTCTGAGATATCCATGACCTTGGCGATGATCTCTTCGCCGGTGATCAATTTGAATGTGTATATTTTGTTGATTTCGATTTTCATATGGCGTCCACGTCGTCAAGGGCCTGTCTCAGTTCCATTTCTTGCCGGATCATATCAGGTGCAAGGTTACTTAACCCTTGCCACCCGCCTGCTACAAAAAGTTTGCCATTGAGATAAATCTGGGGAACTGTGCGATGACCCTCGTTTCTGATGAAATCCAGTGCGACCGGGTCTTGCTCAACGTCGATGTCTACATAAGGGATCTGATTCTGAGACAGATAGGACTTGGCATTCACACAGAATGGACATGTGGTCTTGGAATAAATGGTCAGCATATTGAATCCTTAAAGACTGAAACCGCTCAGGGTCTGTTCGTTGACATCTTGCAAGGTACCGCCTACTATGTAACTGCTGATTTCCGTTTCTTGTGGAGCGACCTGGACCTCGGCACCAGCGATCCATTTTTGCGTCCAAGGCAAAGGATTGGATCCTCCACGATAGCTGCTGGGCACACCGATGGCTGTCATTCTTTTGTGGGCTATCCATTCCACGTATTCCTCGAGCAGTTTTTGATTGAGACCAATCATGCTACCGTCTCGGAATAGATAAGCTGCCCAGGCCTTTTCTTGTTCAACAGCGGTCTCGTACATGGCCTGAACTTCGTGTATGGTCTCGTCACGTATCTTGGCAAAGTCTGGATCATCATGTGGCAACAGTTTCAGCAATTGTTGTGTGGAAGCGAGATGCACATTTTCGTCACGAGCGATGAACTTGATGATCTTGGCATTGCCCTCCATTTTTTTCAACTCAGCAAAGGCCCAAGAACAGGCAAAACTCACATAAAATCTAATGCCTTCTAGCACATTCACTGATGCCAGGCATAACCAAAGTTTTTTCTTGAGTTCCCGTAGATCTACATCCACTACTCTGTTGTTCACGGTGTGACGACCTTCACCCAGCAACTGATACCATTGGCTGTAGGTGATGAGATCATCATAGTAGCAGCTGATATCCTGCCCGCAGGTCACGATTTCTTCCATGTCCAGCATCTCATCAAACACACGTCCAGGATCACTGTAGATGTTTCTTATGATGTGTGTATAACTACGGCTATGGATAGTTTCCGAGAAAGCCCAGGTCTCGATCCAGGTTTCGAGTTCGGGCAAGGTCACTATTGGCAACAGTGCTAGATTTGGGCTGCGTCCTTGTACCGAGTCCAAGAGTATCTGTCGCTTGAGGTTTGCTGTGAATATATGTTGCTCCCAGGCTGTGAGATCTTTGAAATCTTTGGCGTCACGTAAAACATCCACTTCCTCAGGGCGCCAAAAAAAACCCAGCTGCTTATCGGTGAGTTTGTCAAACTGTCGATATTTCAAGGTATCATAGCGTTGCATACCAACTCCGCCCAAGGGGTCCAGGAAGGCCAGGCTAGTGGTGTGGTCGCGATTCTTGCGTAGATTCAATACTGTCATTGGTCAGACCTTTTGGTTATATTTTGCAACTGTCGCAGTCGACATCGTCGGCCTGCGCAGCGACATCCACAGATTCCATCTGGGCCTGGCGCTGATTCATACGGTCCACGTCGATTTCGCCGGATCCATCATAGGTGTTAAAATAGTACAACTGTTTGCCGCCTAGTTTATAGAACATGATCATGTGTTTCAACATTTCGCTCATGGGTATCTTTTCATTTTCGTAGTGCTGCGGATTGTAGGAGGTGTTCACAGAAATGCCTTGATCAATGTATTTCTGCAACACTGCCATGATGTGGAGATATCCTTCCGGACTTTTTTGGTCCCATAGAAGTTCGTACTTGTTTTTGAGCCTACGATACTCGGGCACTACCTGTTTGAGCACACCGTCTTTGCTTTGTTTGATGCTCACATAACTTCGGGGTGGTTCTACACCGTTGGTACTGTTGCTGATCTGTGCCGATGTCTCTGCTGGCATGAGAGCCATGAGTGTGCTGTTCCTGATACCATGCACACGCAATCTTGCACGCAGACCTTTCCAATCCACATGATCCTGATGCGGCACCAATTCATCCACTTCTTTTTTGTAGGTGTCAACCGGTAAGATTCCATCGTGATATCGTGTCTGGTTACTTTTGGGACAGGCGCCCCGCTCCTCCGCAAGGTCCACCGATGCTTTGATCAGATAATAGCTCCAGTGCTGTGCCCAGAGATCCACTTCAGGCAAAGCCCTTGGATCACTGTATGACAAATCATTTTTGGCCAACCAGTAGGCCAGATTGATGATGCCCACACCCAAAGGGCGTCGATTTTCTGTGGCCGATTGCGCTGCTAAAATAGGATAGTTTTGATAACTTAACAGGGCATCCAGGCCCCGCACAGCCAATGTACAGGCTCTTTCCATGTCCTGCGGTTCACGAAACACACCCCAGTTGATGGCACTCAAGGTACACAGCGCGATTTCACCATCGGGATCGTTGATATCGTTGAGCGGTCGCGTAGGTAGATTGATTTCGCAACAGAGGTTGCTTTGTTTGATAGGTGCCAACTCTGGCTTGAAAGCACCGTGACTGTTGGCATGATCAACATTCATGAGATACACACGCCCGGTGTCCTTGCGTTCTTGCACAAAACTAGAAAACAGGTCCAAGGCCTTCACTGTTTTTTTCCTGATACGTGTGTTTCTTTCGGCTCGCTCATAGAGATCACGGAAACGATCTACGTCCGCAAAAAAAGCTTCATACATTTCCGGAACATCATGGGGTGAGAACAAAGTGATATCACCATTGTCCAACAATCGTTCATACATGACCTTGTTGAATTGCACGCCATAATCCATGTGTCGTACACGATTATCTTCGGTTCCTTTGTTGTTCTTCAATACCAGGAGGTCTTCAACTTCGAGATGCCACAGTGGATAATACAGAGTGGCGGCGCCGTTGCGCACACCGCCTTGGCTGCAGCTACGAGTCGCGGCCTGGAACAATTTGTAAAAAGGTATCACACCAGTGTGATAGGCATCACCGTTGCGTATTGGAGATTTGATGGCACGTATTCTACCAGCGCCGATACCGATACCGGCTTTTTGCGACACATATTTTACGATGGAACTGGCTGTGGCGTTGATGGAGTCAAGGCTATCGTCGGTTTCAATCAGCACACAGCTGGAAAACTGGCGTTGTGGCGTGCGTACTCCGGCCATGACCGGAGTGGGTAAACTGATTTGATGTGTGCTCACGGCATCATAGTAGTCTTTGACCCAGGAAAGTCGCTGTGCCGGATCATAACCACTGAACAGGGTGGCAGCAATCAGCATGTAGGTCATCTGCGGAGTCTCATAGATCTGCTTGGTGACTCGATTTTGCACCAGATACTTGCCACGAAACTGCTCCATGGCAGCATAGGTGAGATCTTCATCTCGATCATGTCGCAAAAACGAGTTGATACGATCCCATTCCTCACGGGTGTAATCTTTCAGCAGATCAGCATCATAGAATCCGGCACCTACATTGCGTGTCACTAGATCAAAAATATGGTCTGGTTCAAATTTTCCATACACCTGCTTGCGCAAGGCATAGCAGATCAAACGCCCGGCCACATATTGATAGTTGGGCGTTTCTTCGCTGATGAGATCAGCTGCGCTCTTGATCAGTGTTTCTTGTATGTCGGCCGTGGGTATACCGTTGTAAAATTGCAGATGGCTTTTGATCTCGACTTCGCTGGCGCTGACTCCGGTTATGTTCTGTGTGGCCCAGAATACCACTCGGTGCAGTTTTTCAAGGTCGAGACTTTCTCGTTCGCCGTTTCTTTTTTGTACATAAATTTGTGTCATATAGCTAGCCTATTTTACTGTAAAGGTCTTCGCTTCGCAATGTTTTTTGGAAGATTAGTTTTTGGGATGGGTTATTTACGATTTCACCTGGACACCAATTCAGAATATATTTCCCTTGCTCAACTAGGACTAAATTGTGGTTGCCATCTGTGGCCAATAATGCATCATTGGTGCCGGCAATGCCGGCACTGTCAATAATAATAGTGTATAGCATTCCAAGCGCGCGGGCAAGTTCGCAGTAAACATCGTCGGCCAACAACTGCCAGGGGTCAGGCCATTGATCTTTGTAATGCCAGTGTAGATAATGATTCACAGTGGGAACACGGAACCACCAATCGTTGACACACAGCAACCAATGTTCGGGATCGCTGTGACGCAGAGCTCTTAGGTCATGCCATTGCCGTAGGCGGTCTTCGAACGTGGATGCCCACATCAGTTGAGATAACTTAGACTGTATTTGATGCTTGGAGCTGTGCCGGTGAGTGTGGCTGTGTAGAATAAAGTGACTAGATCTCCGGATCTAGTAGCATTTAGCGTGACTTGTGTGCTGGCTATCTCTGAGAAATCGTCGGTCCAGGTCAGATTTTCAGTGCTGCCATCTGCGCTGCCGGCTATGACTCGGAAATAGCCAACGCGTGTCACAGTACCTCTTGACAAGAAATAGTCCATGACAAAACCAGAAATCTGATTGATGTTTACCTGAACAATGGTTTGATTGCTGCCCCCGTCAATCATATCCAGAATCCGACCTCTTGCACGGCCGTAATGGCCCAGTTGGATGCCACTGCCACTGTCAGTGGCAGATCCAGTGATCGAGATCCTGGGTTGGGCACTGGCGCCTACGGTGACGTCGCTGTCACTGCGCACGAACATGTCACCCACGCTGATATTGTTGTCGTTTCCAAATGTAATGACTGGAGAGTAGGGTGCTACCGAGATCTGATCTGCTACATCCTGATAGAGATTGTAGGCCGAAATATTGAGATTACAATCATCAAATATCACAGCTTGCGCAAAGATAGCATCAAATCGGTTATGCAGCACACGGAAACCGGATGGACCGGTGCCCGAAATGGTTCCACGTCCGAGAGCTATACCATAGTACAAGGTCTGCAAAGTGCAGTTAGTGACATTGATTCCAGTGACTTGTATATCTGTGTCTATGGCTTTGGCCAGACCCGAGAATCTACAAAGATTAAAAGTGATGTCCTGGCAGGTCAGCACCGGAGCAGGTCCAGACCCGGACTTGTTGTAAAATCTCACAGCAGCATAGTCATTGGCTCCGTCGGGAGCGAACGACACTGCCTGGAGATTGGCCACTGTGTAAGGGCCGAGGAAATTCACGCTGTTGAACCAGCAGCTTGATGCTGCTGCCACTTGCAAGATATTGGTTGCTTGGGCACAGCTAAAAGTCACACTTGAAATTTCAATGTGTTGCGGGGCTGTGGCACCATTGGTACCGATGTTGGACTCAGTTTGTTGCTGGCTGTCTGCGAACTGTACCATGTAGGTAGGTGGCGAAGCTGAATCCAATCTAATGATGGTAGAGTCTGCACCTTCGCCGAAGATTTTTGCATAGGGAGGGATCTTTATTGCTGCAGTGATCTTGTAGGTGCCGGCTGGAAAAAACAAGCTGCGTCGAGTGAGACTGCTGTTGTCTCTGCAGAAAAGCTGGAAAAGGGCACGATTGATGGCCGCGGTGTCATCGGTACTACCATCTCCTGTGGCTCCAAAATCACGCACACTGGCTTGATCATCTAGCTTGGCCTGCACACTGCGTATCACAGGATCGCTGGACGTGGGGCCGGTCTGAGCCGCATATCCCACAACAATGTCTTCATAGGTGTAGTCGCTGAGCACAGTGATATCAGAAAATTCTGTGAGAATTTCTGTATTGCCCACAACCGGTGCGCCTTCGTCTAGGGTGCCGTTGCCAATGTATAAACGACGGCTATCAACTGCCCATCCTAGCTCGCCACCATCCAATTGGGGCAGATCTTCTTGCAGTCCTGTGCGATTGGTGATCCTGGAAATTTGTACTATGGCCATATTTGATCCTCGATCACGTATTTAGCTGCTGATAATACTGTTCTACCCGCTTCCACCACTGAGATCGCCAATGTTCAAATTCCACACCGTCGATCACGAATTCTTGATATTCTGGCTTGTTAAAATTGCCCTGATCGTCCTCGGCCGGCTTAACACACATCAAGATCACACCACGGCAGATATCGGTTTTGTATATTTCGTTGTGTGCTTCGGCATAGGCTGCGAGCTGTAGCTTGTAATCGTCGATCCATTCTTCTCGTTTTGGTTTATTCGTTTGTTTGAAATCCATGATAGCTGCCTGACCTTCATGAATGCCCACACAGTCTGTGGTACCCGCATATATGCTAGGAAAATACAAGGGCACTTCTGTGCCCCAGAATTCGTTTACCCGGCAAAGACCTTCACAGATCACGGTGTCAGCCATGGCATGGCTGGCCCATGAAAACGGGTTGGATCCGCGTTCTCGATGTGTGCCATTAATGATCCAGTGCTCGAGATAGGTGTGCATGCGTGTTCCGCGGTTGGCAGCTTCCGTGGTGATTTGTTGTGCCCGTTCATGTCCAACTCTGCGCTTCCAGTTTTCTAGTGCGAGACGTTTTTCTGCAGGCTTGGTGCGATCCAGTATGGTGGTCACACTAGGCAACTTTTGTCCATCCGGCGTCGCATACAGTCTTTGCCCGTTGGCATTCTCGCGAGTGAGGGCAGTATATTGGTAACGTTGGGTGATCAAACTGTAAAGCTCTCTCCACAACCACAACGCCCTGACTCATTGGGATTGACGAATTCGAACCCTTCGTTGAGTCCCTTTTTTTGATAGTCAATGGTCATGCCCGAGAGATATGGTCTATGTTTAGGATCCAAATAGATTCTTATACCATTGATGTCATGATGTTCCATGCACACTTCGCGTCCCTGCTCTTCGTCAACGAATTCTAGGGTATAGGCGAGTCCCGAACAGCCGGTGGTACGAACACCTATCCGGATTCCTAGGCCGTGACCACGCCGCTCTATCTGTGTGCGTATTTTTTCGGCTGCCACATCTGTGACATCAAACTGAGTCTGCATGTTTGGCTCTGTAGTCTTCTATGGCGGCTTTGATTGCATCTTCCGCAAGAATTGAACAATGTATTTTCACTGGCGGTAGTGCCAGTTCTTCTGCCAATTGAGTATTTCGAATTGTCCCGGCTTGATCCAGGGTCATGCCTTTGACCATTTCAGTTACGAGGCTGCTGCTGGCGATGGCACTACCACACCCGTAGGTTTTGAAGCGTGCATCAGTGATGATGCCTGTGGCTGAATCAACTTTGATCTGTAGTTTCATCACATCCCCGCATGCCGGTGCTCCTACCATGCCGGTGCCTATATTGTCATCTGCTTTGTCAAATGCACCCACATTACGAGGGTTTTCGTAGTGATCTAATACTTTTTCTGAATAGGCCATGTCATGTCTCCTTTATTGTTCCACAATGCTTCATTGCTAACATTATATCTTCTATAATATTGGCAACTCCAACTTCTTTTACCTTTAATTTCCAATACTCTCCACCACACAGCGAGTCTATATCAGTTTGTTGATCCAAGATGTCGGATCAGACCATATTTCATAGTCTACACTGTAATACAATTCTATGGCTTTGTCAACTAAAACCCGATGCTCTTGGATCAACTGTTGCAGATCTTGCTGGTGATGCTTGCTGTTATTTAACCGAGCAGCGTTCATATATCGATCTACAATCTGTTCATGTCCAGCAAAAAAGGGATGAGCCAGGGTTTCTTGGTAGAGATTTTCAAACATCAAAATTTCAGTGTAGCTTTTGCCTGCTATAAAAGCCACTTGTGGTTCTAAGTGTTCGTCAAAGCACGTGGGATCATTGATCAAATCTTCCAACAAATGTTTGACTGGCACATCTGGATTTCTATGCCACTTTGCAGAGTGGCGCCGCTTTCGATATTCGCCCAGGCCGCTCAATAATCGTGTCCTGGGATCACGGATCACAAAAATACTGTGATCAAGACCAAGATCGTCACGATACCGTGTGATCGGTACATCTAAATCTTTGAGTATCTTCCTGTACACCATGTTGGCATTCTTGGGAATACTGGTCCAACAGAATTGCGTGTTGGCCCAGACTTTGCCAAGACCTATGTCTGTGCGAGTGATCTGATAAGAAGTCTGTTGAAGAGAGTGTTGCACAGTAATCTCAGTGGTGTCGACTCTGTGCACCTGCCCATGCACTGTGATTCCCATTGCGCTCCTTAGGGCAATGCGCGCTTGGCCATCTTTTCTACGGTATTTCGGGCTTGATCCACGCTCATGGTATCGTTGTTCTGCGAAGTAGATCCTTTGAAAATCACTCGTCCATCATTGCGCCCGCCTTTGATGTCGGCGATCACTGAATTCAATGGTGCTGTTCGGATCAAAGTTTTGAGAGAATCTGCAGTGACACTGATACCCATGTTTTGTGCTAGATCCACAAATGCAGAAAGGCTGAAGTCTTTCTTGGCATCAGTGTCTTTGATCCTGCCGACCAGAAATCGACTCAGTGCCAACAATTTTAGATTTTGCGGATCAGTGTCCGACAACTCTAAGAGACGCATCAGCGTCGCTCACGTCCTAGCTCACCGGCTGGGGTAAGTTCTTCGTCGTCGATGTTGGCATCAAGACTGAGATCGAGATCGTCTTCGCCGCCGGCTGGCTCAGTGTCCATGTCATCGGTGGCACCCAGCTGTGATTGCTCTCCTGGAACCTGCACGGGCTGACCAGTTATTGCACCTTGTGCAGCGGCCAATTCTGATTTGGCACCCTGGATACTCTGCAGCAGAGTGGTCAAGGCCTGAGTCGCAGAAGTCTGGAACTGATTGGCCTGATCCACACCCATGTCTTGGCGGATGCTGTCAACCAGGGCCGGCAGATCTTTGAACTGCATTTCGCTGACGTCTTCCATCATGCCTTGCACACGATCGATCATGTCCTGGCTGGCCAAAACTACCTGCGCTTGCTGTAACTCACTCTGCTCGCGAACCATCTTGCTGGGCTTCTTGTTTTCTTTGGCCAACGCGATCGAGTTCATGGTTTTTTGTTCGTCGGGTGTGAGAGTCTGCCCACGCTTGACTTTGTCCATCACTTGCTTGCTTTTGGGATCGTTTACGACCGCTGACATGGCACTGTCATCTAATTCTTCAAGCTGTGATGTCAGAGCTTGCTCCAACATCACGGCCTTTAGGTAACCTGCATTTTTTTCGCTGGTATGAAAACTGCGCTTACTTCTTGCTTCTTTTAGCAGTCCTCGCACGCGAGTCAACATATGCACAGTCTGTGTTCGTGTTAGATTTGCGAGCATTGCTGCGCCCCCAAGTCTTGATTCGATTACCCGGTTGATCTGATCGGTTGGATTTGATCGATTGAGTTCTTGCAATTTCATCTGAGAATCCTCGTAGTTGGAAATATTTAGCCAGATTGCAACATTTTTCTAAACGATTTTTTCGCACCAGCAGCTGATGTCTGGCTTCGCTGAGACGATTGTGTAGCAAATTGTGTGTCCAAGCATCGATTTTTTTAGCCAACCTTTGTTGATAGCCCTGGATCTGTGACTCGTAGCGTATGATGTCACTGTCTAGGTATGCTATGTCTCTACCAAGGCCATGATTACCGATGTGGTCCGCCACACACCAACTCAATGCAACACGCAGAGTTGAGAAATCGTGTACATCTGCGGCGTTTTTTTGCACCACAAAACGTTCCATGTTTCTACGGATGGCATATCGTCCAAACACATCAACTGTGTCATCCTGCACATCGATCAAGAACTGACGCCAATCGCCGCCTTCGATGATTTTTTGTAATTTTTCGATCACATGTGAATTCATCGAATAACAAACACAGCCAACAGATATCCAATGATACCAACTAGACTCACTATGACTGCACCGGCCCATGTCATGATCTGATCGTTGCGCTTGTTGGACATTTGATCTACTTTGTCGTGTACTTCTCGGATCACTGAGCCAACAGAGGATATTTTGTCATCTAGAGCAGACAGCTTGTTTTCTAAAAATCGATAGCGTTCAGCGCACAGTTCCACGTGTGCTTCGAGGCTTTTCTTTTCTATTTCTCTGGTATCCGACATGCTATCTCCCATCATTTTTTATTTACCAGCATCGAACTCAAACCAAAGGTTAGTGCCGTCGCCATCTACTACCAAAATTGGGCTGTGATCGTTGTATTCGTTGAGACCCAGTATCATGGGCACACCCCGGCAATCGCGCTCCAACATGTCCAAGGCTTGTATGTCGGTGATCGCAGAAGGATCTGGCACATCGAAACTGAATGACCAAACACCAAGCATCGGGTCATGCACAGGGTCAGTGATGTTTTCTGGTAGTGTGCGCAATGATATCAGTTGATTGATGGTTTCCCAGTTGCGCTGTTGATTTCTTCGACGGTTGATGCCAGGATCGCTGCTGCGACCTTGCCGGCGTTCGTTGGTGGCTGTGATATCAAAGGTGGTGGTACATTTGATCCTGATAGTCATAGGATGTGTATTTAACGGCCAAAAAAAACCCCGGAAGATATCCGGGGTGTCATCCAGGTAGAATGATTATGATGTTGCTAGTTTGAAGCCAGTGGTGGCCGCGCTGTTGAGTTGGAAACCAGTGGCAGTGATGTTTGCTGCGCTGAGAAACACTGTTGCATTAGCGAATGCACCTGTGGGGTAAATGCCAAAGCTGATCTGCGCGGCATCAACTTGATACATGGCCACTGTTGATGTCTGCTGGACAGCAGCAATCACATTTGCCACATATTCGTTCACGCCCTGCTCACCGGCCACACTGGTGTTGGCTGTGACCGAGAAAAAGTCTAGCTTGGGACCAGCAAGGTTGACCGGCGTAGCTGCTGTGCTGGCGCTGGGTGATACGGGACCATTGGCCACGTCGATATGAAATACTGGTTGTGAGTCACCATGAACTTTCGTTACTATTGCCATTTTAATTCTCCTAATGTGTGGGCTTTTGCCCTACACATATTTATGTCATAGATGCCAAAAACGCCGCTGTGTCAGGATTTGCGTGCGCCAAATCCGCCGGCCAGGCGGCTTACCAGCTTGGCGCGACCCGCTGGAGTGGCCAGGACCCAGCCTTCTTGTCCGGGCTGTTGTTGATCTAGTTGTCGCTGCAGATCACGCTTGAGATCGTGCAAGAGATTCCAGATGTCAAAGGCTGTCTGCATGCCCTGCAGATTCTGACCTTGCAGATATTCCACGGTGTTGCGGTATTTCTGTGGTGTCACGTTTTTTTCCAGCCAGGCACCAAAATCGGCCGGGGTGGCTTGGCTGTAATCGGTACCCTTGAGACTGTTGATGTATCGTTCCATGAGCGCTGGTAGATCTGTGATCTTGCGATCTCGCAATGTTGCAGGGTTCAAGAAACTGTTGAGAGCCTGTGCTGTGGTGCCAGTGCTCAATGCTTCAATGCGTCGCACTATGTCAGGATCGGGCTGCACGTTCTCCAGGTGCGACACTTCAGCACCGGTGATCATGAGTCCCGGCACTGGGTCAAGTATGGCCATGGGATCACCCACTGGTTGTTCAGGTGCGTCGGGGTCTGCCATGCGGGTATGCACTGCCAAGCCTATACGGCTCTGGTCTATGGCCTGGCCCAGAGCCGAGTCCTGCGGGAAGCTGTAAGAAATACCATCGTGCTTGTTGGGCTGGAATTTCAGCATGCCATTTTCACGGCGCACGGGATCTGCGCTGCTGTACAGCAGGTCGCCCTTGAGATAGCCGCGAAAATCAGCCGGAGTCGCACGCTCAAGATAGGGCCAAAGTTCGCGATACATGGGCATGAGTTTTTGCACACGGTCGGCTGCCTTGTCCTGAGCTGCAGCCCTCTGATCTCGCTGAGCCATGACATCTTCGATGCCTTGCACACTGCGAGCTGGACCTTCGGGACCCATGCTGCCTTTGTCGGTGAGTCGGAAATCGCCGCTGGCGTCCCGACCAAAAATCACAGCCGGACTGCCATCCCATTTCTGTGTGGCATAGCGGCGTGTGTTTTGTGCGGTGTCACGCACTATGGCCAAGGCCTCGCGCACACCCGTCAGACCCTTCTGGAAAACCAAATCTTCTATGTAGGGTATCCTGGGACTCTTGGCTTCAGTGAGCCACTCACTTTCCACCAAGGCCTGCATGCCCTGGTTCACTATACGGTCTCTCAGCCGAGCCATGAACGACACTTCGTTGTATTCAGTGTAGAGCTGGGCACCTTCGTCAATGGGCTTGCCTTCCCTGGCCATGTGATCGCGAAAGTCAGCCAGTTTTTGATCACGTTGTGGATCATCGCGCAAGGCTGCCAGAATGCTTTCCACTGATCTGAGATCGCCGCGAGTGGCCCCGGGCTTCAGCAGCATCTTGGCGATCTCATCAGGGTCGTCCGTGATCAGCTGGTTGGTGATACGATCCATCAAACCAGTGTTTTGATTCAGCTTGTAGCCCAGGGCCTTGCCCATGCTGTTGATGAGTATGTTGCGGCTGGCACCCTTGAAGTCACTGTCCGGCGGTGATCCTGCCAACATGAATCGGGCCCATTCCATCTTGGGCACAAACATGAAATCGGTTTGCACAAATCCACGATCGGCTCGGCCTGCGATGGGGGTCAAGAAGTGCACTGATATACCGCTTTTGCGCACCCAATCCCGTGGATCTTGTCCGTTCTGGGCTACATAGTCAGACAGCAGTTTTGCAAGATCGTCTTTGGAAACCTGATTGCTATCCACACCGAGATCGAGGTCACCTGACGTGGGTTTGAGACCGGTGGTACCTAGAGTGTTGTCTCGAAGCGGTAGGCCAGTAACTGCTTCCAACCACTTGATGGTGGGTGCTATATCAGCGAGATTGATGCGTTGTGTTTTGGCATTGCCAGAAGAATCTTTGAATACGTTGCCGCCTTCAGTCAGCATTGATACGCCTCACAGTACGTACGAACTTGCTGGGATCTTTGTCTCTCAGTGAATTCAAAAACTTGCGAGTGAGATTTTCAGCGACATCAGGTGCAAAACTAGCTTCAAAATACTCGATCAAGCGTATGCCAGCAGCGATGGCATTGGTGGCACGGCTCTCTGCCACATACAAGTCATCACGACGTGAATATTTTTCCTCGTGCAGCGAGTCAAGTTCTTCTAAGATACTGCGAGTTTTTTTTTGCATAGCCTTGGACCTTTGATAGTATTTATTTTAGTTGCTGTCGTTTGTTACTAATGTAAATATCCGCACAGGCATTTCAAAGGCACATTATGGCAACCGAACTAGAACAAATACAAGCATTGATGAACGAATTCCGGAGACCTTGCGTGGCCAACAGTCGAGTATTCAAGCGAGATCGCCAGCGATACATACATTTCATCACGCTGGGCGTGGGCGATGGTGAGTACGTGGATCTCATCGTGGACAATCCCATAAAATATGGATCGGGATCAGTGATCGTGGGACAAGGTAAACGCCAAAATCAAGATGGTAGCCAATTTTTACAAGTCAATCGCAGCGATATCAAATCATTTGAGATCGAAAAATATCTGTCAAATCGAGCATAGCTAAATTCATTTATTGTATTGATTTGCAATATCGCGTAACCAATCTTTATCAATAAGTCTACCAATTTCGTCTATGGTCCATAGCCTCTGGTCCTCGTTGAACTTCTGGGCCAACTCGTATTTAAAAATGCAATAGGCAGCAAACCAAGGAGTGCGTTCAAACTCATGATCTGGTATGACTTTTAAGATATCGTGCATGTCGGTTTCATTACCTGATAGATCGTATGTCATTTGCAATTTAGTATAGGACTCTACTTTACAACGGATATTTTCTGATATGTCACGATCGAGATACCTATGAAAAATTTTTTCAATATATGGTGATTCCAATATATGATCAAAATTTATGATGTTTGGCAAAGTATTTTGTTCTTGATCCTGTTGGAAAAGTCTATAGTATTCTTTGATATTGTAATAAGCGGTATCATACCAAAATTTGGCATTGTCGTGCCAGCGTTCAAAATCGGTGGCAAGATTTTGATTTTCTACGATTAATTTTTTATGAAAATTATTGTAGATACCATGATAAATTTTTTTATACACCTGAATTGTAAGTATGGGATAATATTGAATTGCTGCTTTTTTTAGATCAACATTTTTTAGGTGCGCACACTCACAAGCATATTTTTTTTTGACTTTTTGGAGTAGGTGATGCCACGACATAAATGGATTGTCAACCCTGAAATTTATTTCTTGATCACTATCTTGGATTAAATTTTTGAGATAATTCCCGCTCAATCCCTCTCGAAATATTATCAATGGTGTAAGATTATTTTTATTCTCCAAATATAGATCTCGCTAAATCAGGGTCAAATATATGACAGCTGGTTTGATGCAGACGGTCAATTTCTAATATCCTTTGTCTCAATACTACAGGATCATCAAGCCCCGGAATATGGTTGATGTAGGACCATGCCCTGCTGGTTTGGCCATGCATGTCTAACACATGCTGTTTGAGCTTGGTTGGAAGGTTGTGCAAAGAAAAAACACCAAATGCAAAATGATCTATGACTTCAATTCTGTCACCAAATTTTGTCAGTTGATAATCCTTGATCCAATCATCCAATAAGTTCAGCCTATTAATGTTTAACACTCCTACAGTGCGATTGATCGAGGGTAAAACATTGTGTGGTAGATGATCAAGACAATCATTCCAGACTTCTAACCAATCATGCCATTTACTCGGCCATCGTTGATATTCGTGTCCCACGGTAATATCATCTAGACTAAACCGGATCAAAATCTGATCAAACATCTGAAAAAATTCCTTGACGAGATTTCTTTTAACAGATACTGTACCATTGGTGCTGAACCGTAATGTGCATCGACTAAAATCTATCATGTGTTGCAACAATGAAACATATCTTATCATGGCATCGTTGAGTAAAGGTTCTCCACCGCTGAAATTAATTTCGCGAACTTGACTCAAATCAATATTGTCAAAATAAGATAGAAACTCCTGCTCAGACATACTGGTTTTTTGTTTGTTTGATTTGTCTTCTAATATTTGCCATAAACTGCTACTGTCCTTGTTACATATCTTACAAGCTAGGTTGCAAGTTCGATCAGGAACTATGTCGATGACCAACGGAAGATCATGGCTGTGATCTAGCCCATATTTGTTGTTAGCACCTTGTCTATAACTATAGATGCCGCTGTGTTCTTGCTGTATGCAAGCTGTACAGTCCTTGGGACTGATATCATAGGATGTATATGATTCTCTAGGTGCTATATTATAGCAACATACACCTCTCCTGTTGGGTTGCGACAGGCGCATGGATAATCCATGCTTGATCAATACGCATTTACGGGATTGATAAACCATGCCAGTGGTGACCATAATGTTATTTCATAATTCCTTTGAGACTTCACTAAGTCAAGCAAATTATATTTAAGATGATTGTGCTGGATATACCTTGGTTGGAACTCAATTAGCACCGGCGATGTGATCCAAATTGAAAAAAATACAATCAATTCTTCCAATAGCGCATATTTTAAAAACCAAGGATATTTAAAAACAACAAGATCGGTCTGACTGACGTAAGTTGGTCTCCAAGTTTTTAAATCATATTCAATCATACACTGGTTATAATGCCATTTAGAAATGTCGTTTGACTCTACGCATGTTACTCCGATGCCTTCTTGTTGTAGATACCATCCACCAAAATCTATAGCCGTGATTTTGCCCGTGGTTTGTTTTGCATAATCTATGATCATGTTATCAAGGGAATCAAACAACGGTAAAGATTTCTGATGTCGGCGCTGACGCCAAAGACGCACTTTAGGACGATCTAAGTAATAAAGTCTCATACGGTGACTCAACGTCATGTTTGCCTGGTATGTCTGGATTATTTGCATATACCAAAACAATCCATCGGGTGAGCAAAAACCATATGATTGCCATCTACCTGCGGAAATCTGGCTAGACGGCGAAAATCGGGATTGATGTTTTTGACTATGAAATCAATTGAATCCTCTATACTTTCCGGAAGATATCGCGCAAAATCATGCCCAATAATTTCATATCGGTTGACCCCAAGATACACATATTGTTTGCCAAAAATTAATTTTTTGACTTTTGCTACAAAATCTTTGACCATAAGTCCGTGCAATAAGTTGCCATAAAGAATTATGCCGTCACATTCATCAGTCTTAGTGGCAATTTGTACCAAATCAGCACAAATTAATTTAAAATTGTTGTTGTCGCCGGCCCAACACCATCTTACATGCGGAAACTGACAGATGAAATCAAGCATGACTTTTTCTTGCGCTAGAAGAGTTTGTTTGTTATCATGACCGGAAAATGAACCAATTTGCTGGTCTCTCCATTTTATGTAATTAATCACGATTGTTTGATCTTGCCCAGTAATTGTTTGAGCTTGGCGCTTTGCACATCGGCTGTGATCTTGCCGGGTTCATTGGGCACAGTGGCATTGGGTTCACTGTCGCTCAAAGTAGATTTGGCCTTGATTGATTCATAGATTGAAGGCGCTCGTTTCTTGAACTCTTGATAGTCCGCATCTTCTGCGAGGTCTCGGATTCGTAAACTTTCTATGTCGAACTCCAATTCGACTTTTTGGCCCACGCCCGAACTGGATCGTGTTTTCATGAGCTGTAACTGGTAACGTCCACGCTCACGCATGGCTCTTGATGTGAAAATACCGAACACATTGTCTGCTGTGTTGATCTTGGAAATACCGCCCGATATGTGGCTGTGGTCGAACTCGATTTCTTCTACAGCAGCACGATTCAACTGCGACGCTGTTACAAACAAGATATTGAGTTCTTTGGCTAGATTCCTCAGTTCTTCTGACACATATTTGTCTTTCACAAACAGGTCATTGGGCGATACCTTGGCTGATACCGGCATGAGTAAATCGAGATAGTCCACACACAAAAAATCAGCTTTTAAATTGTTCTGTATCTGCAGCTCTTTGATGTAGGCTCGTATGTCGTTTACGGTGCTTTGTGCTGGCATGTACTTGATCTGTAGTCGGCCAGCTTTCTTAGCCATCATGCGAACCTTCATCTCCACTGTGTCGAGATCTCGGAATATGTCCTTGGCAGCAGTATTGGTCATCATCGAATCTATGCGATAGCTACACAAGCCTTCCGAAAGCTCCAGTGTGATGTACACACCACTCAGTCCTGCCTGGGCCCAGTTCACGGCCAGGTTCTGCATGAACAGGCTTTTGCCCGAGCCCGATCCACCTGCGAATATCTGCAGTTCGCCGCGATTGAATCCACCATACAACAGTCGGTCCAGGGCTGGCCATCCTGTGCTATTCTGTCCGTTGTTGGATTTTAAAGCCATGAGCCGTGCTCGGGGGTCAGCAAAATAATCTGTGCCCATGTCCCGAGTGAGTGAGATCTGTACTGCATCTTTGATCAGCTTTTCTACCGGATCATAGTTGCCTTTTTCCAACAAGTCTGCACTCTTGAGGATGGCGCGTTCCAGTTCCTGACGGCGTGTGAACCCTTCAAATTCTTCCAAGAACCAGTCAAAGTGCCCCTCCGTGAGATCAGGTACCGGTTGTAGCTTGATGCCGGTGGTGGCAGCAATCTGAGCACGGTCCGGCATGGTCTTGTGAGCATCGCAATGCGTCTTGACAAACTCGGCTGCGGGTCTCAAGGCTCGATCAAAATTCTCGGGATTAAAGATGTTCTGCACACGCACATAGCTTTCTGCATCCTCCAGCATCATTTCTAAGAACAGCCGCTGTACATCCGCGTTATAATCCTTTAACAATCTGTCTCCTTCTCAGTTCTATTTTGATCCTGCTGGTTTCTCGTGCCTGCATGATAGTTATCACGGTGGTCAGGCGTCCCATGTTCTTCACAGCGTCGTTGACATCTTTGCAGCCTGATGGCCAGTCAGGCATGCTCACGGCCCAACCCAGTTCCAGGGCACGATCCACCAACCGCATGCCGGCAGCGTCCTGATCGGGTATGACAGTGATGTCGCGACCCAAGCTGCGTATCAAGCGTGCCTGTGTATCTGAAATCTCAGCATGCAGCACTGCCAGGCCACCAATGCTCAAGGCATCAAACACACCTTCAGTGACCAGCACATGCTGCCAGTTTGGTTGTTGTAGATCCGTGCCAAACACATAACCTGGCTGGATGTCGTGTATGTACTTGGGCGTGCGAGCATCCAAGAATCGTATGGCATGGCCCACCATCCTGTTGTCATAGGTGAACGGTATCACCACACCTGATCTGCCTAGGATCGCAGCAAGTCCGCGCTTGTCGTAGCTCACAGGCAGCATGATGGGATAGTCTTCGGGCACACATCGGTCTCGCAGATACTGCCATTGTTCATGGTGTTCGGCTGTGACTAGATCGATGTAGGGACAGTCACGATCTTCGAACTGTATGCCTTGCAAAGCATTCTCAGTGCGCTGCCGATCATCCAAGATGCCTGCTATACCACGATGTCTTATACTTTCGAGATTGGCCCGCTCGATTTCTTCCACGGGCACACCCAACCATTCCAGGAGGCGGCGAGCACGGAAACTGAGATTGCGACCCAAAATGAAACTGGCCTTGTATCCGCAATTGAAACAGTGATAGCTCCAGCCTGTGTCCGCGATCTTGACACCACCACGCTGACGCCGATCGGGTCTTTCTCCGTTGTGGGCACAGCAAGCAGCATCAAAGCTGATCCAACCCGAAGCTGTGTGTTTGCGTTTGGCAGGAAGATACGAAATCAGATCTAGCATGAAGCTAGCATAACAGGATTATCGATCAGATGCAACAGTCAACGATAAAGTATTTGTTGTATAGATCCAGCACTGATTTCGAATCCCACACGTAGGTAAGGATGATAACCCAGCACATTTATCGCCACCCGTTGATTGGATGTGGAAAGATCCAGATTGGCCACCGTGGCGCCGTCGCTGAGTTTTTGGAATTCTATGTCATACCATTGATCAGCGGTGTCCGTGGCCCCTTGTACAGTGATCGTTCCTGTGAACGCGCTGGGATCAATCTGCAGGGTCTTGGTACGAGATCCTCGGGTAGTGATGATGCTGCTGTAGTACAGGTTGTTGTCCGGTGCCTGGTCGGGTATGGTCAACTCGCTGCTGCCCACAAACTTTGGCAGCACAGAATCTACAATGTCAATCACGCCACGAGCTCCGGCAGCATCGTCAACTAGCACTGCCTGATCCAGTGTACCGGAGCTGATTTCTATGCTCCAATTTGCAGGTTGAGCAGTCATGCTAGCAGTTTCGGCTGCCGTGACAGTGATCTTGGCCCGTCCAGATGTGGCACTAAGTATTACCATGTCTTTGTCAATGATCACGGCTTCGCCATCTTGATCGATGATGCGGAAAAGGAAACTGGCACCTGAAATGTTCACAGGTTTTTGATCTTGGTTTAGAAATTGGAATAAAATAACATTGTCAACACCAAGATTGAGTTTTAGATTTTTTGCATACACTGGTTCCCACCTCCGATCGAAATATGATCCTGTGGTGTCAATCAACAGGATGGTCTGTAGCTGTGGCGATAAATAGACGTTGGTTGCATACATAGGGATTCACCGATCAAGTATTTATGGGTAAAACATTACTAGACAGATTAGCAGAAAAATATCCATTCCTGACGGTCTGTACCTATGCCGGCGACGAATATGTGGGAATCATACAAAATCAAGATGCCACTGTGACCACTATCTATGATTTTGGCAGCATAATACAGCAAGATGAAAAAGAACTGTTCCTAGAACTGGCCAACATCTGGTGGTGGGAAAGCAACAGATCCATTCCCATCAATATTTTTTTAAAAATAGAATGGGAACCGTTCAGACATTGCCTGCGCACATTCAGCAACAAAGATCTAGACATCTTGCAAGGACCTGTCTGTAGCCTTGCAGATATCGCAAAAAAACGCAGTAAAAGACGCAGCATCACCCTGGTCCGTCGAGTGGATTGATCTCAGACAGAAGATTCATGTGTAGTACCACCAGCATTGAATACGACAGGGCATGTGATTTTTTAAATGTATACCCCTGCTGGGTATCCCCGTCCCACACAGATGCAAACACTTGATCCCAGGCCTGCCGCTGTAGATGTGCCTTGCCAGGTCGTATCACACTGATAAAAGCAGCCATCCTGGTCACTGAATCAGGCCGCATTTGTCTGAGGAGATCCGTGTAGTTGCCCACATGCACCAACTGTTGAGCCCAGTGCGAGTCTTGCCACAGGCGTGACCAATCGGGTTCTCGAGACAACACACGATCATAGTGCTCGGGATCTCGGATCAGCTGATACACCGACATGTTTAGGAAATCGATCTTGAAATAACCACGCTGTTCAGCTGTGCGATAGTCAATGGCAGCATGACCGGCCACAGCATCCACTGGTATGTTGGTGACATAGACTCCAGAATTGTGTTTTTTCATCGCCCCATCCTGGAGCTGACATGCAGGAACGTGGCGGATCAGAGCCAACACCTGCTGACGATCAGCGAAATCAATGTCGATATCTGCTGACATCACCATCCTTGTCGTTGTAGGATTTCTTGTGCCCAGGCGCGATCTGCAGGGTAGAGACCAAATCTTTGTCCCCAGTACTCGCTGTCGATCCACGGCCATACCATGGCAAGATGTTCTGGACTCAGAGCGGACAGCAGAGCCTGACCACTTTCGCAATTGTACAACACCCAGGCAGTGACGCGTCCCGTGGTGATGGCATGACACAGCATGTTATGATTTCCATATCTGAGATAGTCACGATCCAGATTGCCCGTGCGTTCATTCCAGTCTAGTGCAGATTCCACTGCACGTGCCAATGCAGATTCTGCCGATTCCTGACGTACATGCTGCATGAGATATTGTTCATACTTGGAATCACTGGCCCAGGCATCAATCCTGTGATTGTTGGTCAACAGCCAGGCCAAGAAACGTTCGGGCTCTATGGCCCGTGTGTTCACACAGTAGTGGGCCCATTTGACAAATGCTCGGTAATAAGGACTGGTCATGAAATCTTCACGGCTCTTGAGCCGAGCCGAGCCTTGTAGAACACGGAAGAATTCCAAGAACGCATGGAACGCCAGCCTCACAGCCGGTGTGTCTTGCTCTTGTCTACGGCGTTTTTGTTCACAGACATGTATCTCTAGACTAGAGGCACGCCGGAATTCTCGTTGGCAGTAGGGGCAATGTAGATTAGTTTGTGTCTCCGTGGTCACGCACCAGTTCCTTTAGTTCTCGACTGTCGACCAGTCGTGCCAACATGTCGATGTCTGACTGCTTCATGTTTGGATACAAAGCCATCAGTGTTTTTTTAATTGGCCCGGACCCGCCATCTTTTTTCTTGGGGGCGATCCAGGGATGACGATGTGTGCCCAGAGCCGGGCTCACGGCCGTGGCACACAACCATTGTAGCTTGGGATGTCGATTGATTGCGAAAAAATGTCGATTCAGATAATGATTGGTGCTTTGTACATAGTATTCCTGAACTTCGCGCGTGCCTTCTACCGAAGACCCCCATCTGATCATGAGATAATTGGAAAATTTACGACGTTCTTCCTCTGTGAGCTCGTCATAGAATCCACGATTCTTGCGATCGAACTGTGCCATTTCATTGGCGATACCGAGCTTGTCCATGTTTGATTTCACCAGGCCTGATTGTAATCCACTATTTCACAGTTACGGCTTATTTCTTTGGCAAAGTACACACACTCAGGCCGTGGATCACTGTTCAACGGAACACATAGAATCTGCCCGTTCTTGAGTTTGGGACTGTACCACGTGACTTCCTGATAGACATCGATGATTTCTACCTCGGGAAAACTGGGTCTGAAACTGCTCAATGGATTGAATTCAAACACCGTGAATCCGCGATCATTGATGGATGTCAGAGGCAGCATTTCAAGATCTCCAAAGTCGGGCTCTCCGATCAAGATATGCCAATCCATGGGCATCTTGATGACATGCTCTCCAATTCTCAGCACCAGTGCTGGGCAGTTGAAACTTTCGAGAAATATCAATGGAATACAGTAGTAATCCGGATTGGTGGGATCTGAGTTGTCCAGTATCGAGAACCGCATGTCGTCGATCTCTTCGGGCAGGGTATCAAGCTCGTAGGCCAAGTTTTCTAAGGTCAGTATTCGAATTTTCTTCACCTGCATAAATAAAAGTGCAGATCGCGTAGTGGCAACTACCATCTGATCTAACAGTTTATGAGGAACTATTAGCAGTGTATTTACAGAACAAATATACTAAATGTTACTATAACATCATCGATCGCGCAAAGTCAAGAGTATTAAACTACGATCGCTGGCACGGAGACAATTGCAAAACTATTTGATCTGTTGCCATTCTAGTCGTTCCTGTGTGAAAGGGTATCGTGCTTCTTTGTAGAAGACTTTGCGTTTGGTCAAGTGCCTTTTCGCGAATTTGCAGGTAGAGGTAATGTCCCAGATTTGTACATGATCTTTGTCTTCGGCCTTTCTGATGCCGCGACCGATGCTCTGTATCACCCGAACAAAACTCTTGCCAGGCTCCACCAGCACCAGGTTGAAAATACGAGGTATGTTGATACCCACAGCGGCAACGCCGTAAGTGGCCACAATGATCTTGCCGTCAGCATCAGCGATTTCGTCATAGTGTTCTTGCCTTTCCCCGGCCTTGGTGGCTCCGGAAATGAATGTTGCATTATTTAATCGAGCGACTAGCTCTTGTCCGGCCGAGATACGATCCACCAGAACCAAGGTGTTGCCAGTCTCGTTCACTTCACGTATGAGGCTGGCCATGGCATCCAGTCTGCCGTATTCTTCCAAGAGATATTTGAGTTCGCTCTGGTAGTTGCTGTGTTCTACCGCGTCCACCAGTTGCACGATGTTGACATGACACTGTGCCAAAACGCCCTGATCCTGCAGGTCAACTGCTGCCAATCGATTGATAACGGGGCCTAGACTTACCAGCAGAGCCTGGCTTTCAAATGCTTCCTTGGGTATGGTTCCTGTGAGACCCCATCGGATCGGCACTTGCGCCATGACACCGGTGAGCAAGGTCTTGAGAGCATCGGCCTTGGCCATGTGTACTTCGTCCACGATCACACACACCACGTCCTCTAAAAATTCTTGTATGGTTATGTCGGCCATTTGATTGCGCGTGTTTTTCAACAGCACATTGAGACTCTGCCAGGTGCAGATGGTGTGCCTGTGACCAAATTCTTTTCTATCGCCAAAGAACACACCCACATCCAACTGCATGTTCTTGTAGTCTCGTTCGGTCTGCGTCACAAGACTCTTGTTGGGCACGATCACGATCGAACGACCATGCTGTTCCACACGTTCGCTGAGAGCGGCCGTCATGATGGTTTTGCCAGCACCAGTGGCCACTTCCTGCAGGCACTGCGGATTGGCCAAGAACTGATTGATGATGTCTACCTGATAATCTCTCAACTGTATCGGATCGCCCTCAGCAGGATGTCCCGTGGGCCACGCAATGTCTGCATAAGTGTCTTCTGTGACAGGTTTGAAGTCAAACGTGGTCCGATATTCGCGTTGATCATCCAGCTCGATGTCGTAGTTGAAGTCCTCTAAGATGGGTATAATCTCAGGCAGAAGATTCACGTAGGTACTGCCGCCCAACTGGAAATATGATACTTTGCCATCCCAGCGTCCCAGACGCACTGCAGGAAGATAACGTGCATAGGGCACGTCGTACTTGAAAGTGTTTACAAGTTTACGTCTGGCATCCAGTTCCAGTCCCTCGATCTTGACATTGACTTCATCTCGTATGATCAATCTAGCTCGTTTCATGTATGCCGATATTGGTTATGTGTTGACGTGGTCTGATGGCGTTGATAGTGAGGTTGCGATCGGTGTTACGCAGTTGGCCCACCTTAAAAACATACGGCAGTGCAAATTCATGACCTGGCGAATCTATACCGTGACTGCGGAAAAAATCTTCGTGCTGAAAATAATATTTAGTGATACCGTCGATGTTGGGTGTTTGATCAAAGAATCTCACTACAAAATCACTGCTGTAATGGCGAAATGGTTTGAAAGCATCTGCTCCGATATAAGTGTCGTTGTCATGGAAAAGATTTTCTAGGGTCTTGCCAATTTCTACATAATTGATGTACACACCACCCCATTCAGTATGCAACCGTCCATGTTTTTTGATCTGTTCCAGTGTGAACTGGTGTGTTTTGGGTTGACCAAACCATGTGCATACAAATCTAGGCTGGGGATTGCGGGTCACTGACTCGGCCCGATGTATGTCAATGTTGAGCTGTGCCAGTGCCTGTTGCACTGACTTGGGTGCTGTATGCCACCATTCTGTGTTCTGTTGATCAAGGAGGCCGTGATACTCTTCAAACACATGATGCAGATAATTCAAAAGATCTTGATCGTCAATGCTGGTCCATGCTCGATGTATGATGTGCTGATACTGATTTATAGTATCAATGTCTTGCAACAATCTGGACTCAGCATCCTGTCTTTGTGTTTCCAAATTGTCAAACCCGTAGAATCTACGAGCATCGTCCATGGGCCAGGCGTGCCTTTGTGCCATTCGATCCAGCCAGAGTTGTGAAATCTCATCTTGGTAGATATCAAAAACAAGATCGTATGCGTTTGCCAATTGGACGGTCATGGTTGTAGACATGATTCAGTGTAACATGCACAGAAACAAAAGTCAAAAAAAGAGGATGGTATCTCTACCATCCTCCAAACCAGTCGCCTAGGAGCTAGACTATGTGGCGACCAGGTACTGCTATCTTTAGCCACCCACTTTCATGCAAGTGGTTTCAGCCAATCTGGTCCAACGGTCGGCACTGAGTTTACGCAAGTCTGCGATCTTCAGTGCCATTCGCAGGCTCATCTCACGCAGGCGATTCTGATTCTGCGACATAAATTGCACAATCTCTTCCTGTTCGGTAGTGGAAAAATCGTAGTTGGAAAACAGCATGCCGTCTTGGGCGATCTGGCGTATGCGCAGGATCTTGTCGCGCATGGTATCCAAGGTAAGATCAAGATAGTGGCAACGACTCTGCAGTGCATCCAAGTGATCCCGCAGTTTTTGGCTCTTCATCTGATCAAACTTGAGATTGGTGATGAAAATCACCGAGCCCTTGAACTCGAATCTGTCAGGGATGCCTTCGCGGCGCAGAGCCGAGCTTTCCGAAAGCCACGAAATGGTACGCTTCTTGCCTGAATCCAGGGCGCCTTTCAGCAAGTTCAAACTCACATCGTCCAGCAAGATACTGTCACAGTCGTCAAATACCAACATGCAGTTGGCATCTGAATGATGGTACAGGGTCTGGTACAAGCCGATGGCGGTGGCCGACCCTTTCACAACCTGCACCCGCAGCCGCTTGTTGGCAACGGTATCAAACAGCTGGGCCTTTTCTACTTCTTGCTCTATGCCAAAGCTCTTGCCCACACCCGGCGGGCCCGATACGATCATGGCTCGGATGTCGCCTGCGATACAGGCCTTGGTCATTTCTGTGAGGATGTCAAAGCGCTCGCGGATACGAGCCATGATCGCCTCATCAGACTCCGCGGGTTGTTCTGCACGTTTTTCAAACTTTACTGTGTTTTCCACACGTTCTCCCGACACCACCTGGATGTCATCTAGACTAGAAACACGCACCCGGATCTGCTCCGGCATGCCCGGAAATGTACCTTCATTGGCCACTACAACATTGCCGCCGCGGGCATCAGTTTGGTAATCACGCAACAGCGTGAACTGGTATCCGGCAATATCTTGATTGCGATAGGTACCACTACGAAATATCACTTGAGTCATGTGCTAGCTCCTTTAGCGTTTATTGTCTAATAATTATATGCGATTGCGAATTAGTGATCAACCAGGTTGATTTGTTGGTTAGTAAGCACTGACTTTGCGATGTCTGTTGCTGGACAGCTTATCGACTACTGTACACATAGCAGATTTATTGGTCAACCACAAAAAACCCTGCTCTAGGCAGGGTTTTTAGATTGCATGTTTGACGCGACTATGGCGCACCCGGCGGTGGATTCACATTGGCATAGCCTGCATCTACGTTGATCACAGCAGTGAACACATCGCCCGGAGTCAGTGTGTAGTATTGTTGCCCGGCCCTGTCTCGTGTTGGCATCTGCTGCACATTGTAACCGTTGATGGTCACGCTGGCACAAGGATCACTCTCAACAAATGTTCCTTGGGCATCCTCTGCTGCTTCATACCAATACTGCACATGATTTCCGGCACCACTGGTTGTCACATACACGTTGCCTGTGGCAGGATCCACTGGAAATGTGCGACTCCAGTCTGCCCATGTATCAGTGACCAGGGCCAGCCCTGAATCGCCGGTGTGCGTGATAGTCATGGTCACTTGTCCGGCAAAGGCAATGTCTTTGGTCCATTCAAAGGCAACTACACCATAGTTCTCATTGTTTGGCAGCGACGGAAAAGGATCCGTGGTAGTGTCTATTGCGCCCGAATAAATTTCAGCCCCGTCAATGGAAGCAGATATGGTCACGGGCTCATTGCCATAGCCCTGTAGCTGTTGTTGAAAAGTTCGTGTGGTCATCGGTGGTTCTCCCAAGGTTATTTATGATTCCATAAAGATTGCACAGTCATGTCCGCCACATCTGCGGGTTTTGGAGATCCGTGGAACACCATGATACGGCAACTGGCAGGAATCACAGCGCCTGCGCCTGGGCGGCGGTATTGACGCGTGACTGGATCCATGCCGCCGTCCTTGATTTGCCATCTGTAGCTTTGAACAATGTCTTGATCCACGAATCTGATATCTGTGCCAGGAACATAATGTGTGAGAAAGTCTTGATCGCCTGGAAACTGTTTGGCCCAATGACTCACTGGTTTTTCGCAGAAAATTTTCCATACTTGCGCATATCGTGCCGGATTCCAGTACAAAAAACTGCTGTTCATGCCCTTCCATGAAGGGCGCCAAAGATATCGGAAATCCCGTATGGTCCAAAACGCGGTTTGATCGAGCTGCGCTATCCAATCTAGATCTCCGGTGATCACCACATCAAGATCTAGATACAGCAACGGTCCAGTCAGACCATGCCGCGGATCAAACATCTGCATCTTGTACCACCAAGCCCGCAGATTTGCAGCCGACGGCCATTCTATCAAATCATGGCGTACAAATGGTGCAGGGACCAACCGTGTGGGTTCAGTGAAAACATGGAATCTCACATCCGAATCAATGTTGCGAGTGATCATGACATAAAGATTCTGGACGTAATCCCAGTGATAGGCGTTGCCGTAAATGACACAAGCCACATCAAGACATCTATTGTGCACACGCATGATCTAAGATATTTACTGATAATATTACTAGATAAATATTTACATGGAAAATATTGTAATAGTCACCGGTGGGTTTGATCCCATACACAGTGGTCATATCGCTTATCTACGCAGCGCACGAGCTCTCGGAGATCGATTGATAGCGGGAGTAAATTCGGATTCATGGTTACAGCGGAAAAAGGCACGCAGCTTCCTGCCTTATGCAGAACGCTGTGAGATTGTTGCCAGCCTGAAATTCGTGGACGAAATCATAGACTATGATGACACAGATGGCAGCAGTCGTGCGGCAATACAGACAGTAAGACAGCAGTATCCCGATGCACACATCATTTTTGCCAACGGTGGCGATCGCGTGAGTGCCAACATACCTGAAATGGATGTCAAAGACGACAACTTGGAATTCCGATTTGCAGTGGGCGGTGCTGTCAAAGCCAATTCCAGCTCCTGGATCTTGGAAGAATGGAAAGCTCCACGCACCGAACGGCCATGGGGCTACTATCGCGTGCTACACACGCCCAATCCTCGTGTGAAAGTGAAAGAACTCACTGTGAACCCCGGTGCTAGTCTCAGCATGCAGCGACATCGACATCGCAGTGAACACTGGTTCGTGGCCGAAGGTATTGCCCGTGTGCTCACTATCGACATGGCCAGCACCGATGTTGAAGATATGGGCCAATATATTGCTCACCAAACCCTGCACATACGCGACAATCAGTGGCATCAACTGTGCAACGACAGCCAAAAACATCCGTTGAAGGTGATAGAGATACAATACGGTGATGCCACCGACGAAGACGATATTGAAAGGTTAGGATGAAAGCATTTATAGGCTATGATATAAGAGAAGACATCGCTTATCAAGTCTGCGAATACAGTTTACAAGCACACACACCAGACATCAAGATCGAAGCTCTGGACCTACGTGAGCTACAAGACACTGGCTTGTACAATCGTCCTCGAGATCCACTAAGCACCACAGAGTTTACCTACACAAGATTCTTGGTTCCATATCTCCAGGAATATCGCGGATGGGCCTTGTTTTGCGACTGTGATTTTTTGTGGCTGTCAGACGTGGATGCATTGTGGAAACAAGCCGACGATCGCTATGCTGTGATGGTGGTCAAACATGATTATCGGCCTCCTGCAACAATCAAAATGGACAACTGTAGACAAACCGTGTACCCTCGAAAAAACTGGTCTAGCATGATACTCTGGAACTGCGCCCATGCCTCCAATCGTGCATTGACGCCGGACTTGATCAACACTCAGTCCGGGCAGTATCTACACCGTTTTCAATGGTTGCAAGATCATGAAATTGGCAGCATAGACAAAACCTGGAACTGGCTGGTGGGCTGGTATCAAGAACCCGAAGACGGGGATCCAAGAGCTCTGCACTACACCGAAGGAGGTCCTTGGTTCAAACGTTATCGACGCTGCGAATATCACAAGATC